CTAGTAGTTCTTTCCTGTCTATTACGTTTGTATCGGGTACTGACTCTGGCATATCCATTTATTTCTCCCTGTGGGGGTTATTGGTAAACCTTTGGTTATCTCGCATCCGATCCATTAGCTTGTTAGCTTGGGAATGCGACATATTTGCTAATTGTGCGCTTAATACTTCTCTGCGTGTATCTTTTACGACAGGTGCGCGGCTTGTCATAGTCTCGTTACCGACTTCAAAGCAGTTATGCTTCCTTAAATGCTCACGGTGCATAGCCCTGCCAGTAATCATTGTGCCATCAGCCATAGACTTGTAAGGAGCTATGTCAGGCATGATGTAGACCTTAGCATCATATTGCTCTGCGCCTACCTCTACAGCTTCCCCGTCTACATATACCCAAGATTTTCTCATAATAAGGTTAGTATTTCCTCGTCATCCATGTCTATGTAATTACTCCAAATTGCCTCAACCCTGTCTAGGTCGGCAAATAGAGCATCAAAGTCAATCTGTCTTACTGGTACTTCATGTTCTACAACTATCTGCGTAAACGGCTCTGCTATTTCCTCTAGCTTTTGTCTACCTTCAACAAATATCTCATAAGAGTTAATTATTGCTAGTCTGCGCCTATCTGCCTTTGCTTTCTCTGCCGCTAATTTTTTACCTAAGAAGTCACCATCATGGGTGTCATCTATGATAATTGGCTGCAATACAACAGTTAAGTCACCAGCCTGACCTGTAGATGCAACACCTGTTAACGATACAACTACATTAGTACCAACAGTACCTACATCACCTGTGGCCTGTACTCCACTTACCGCTACAACTATCTCTTCACTCTCAGTTCCAGCATATCCTATTGCTTCAACACCAATAAGAGCAATAGTTATATTAGATGTAGCTGTGCCTACTAAGCCTGTTGCTTCATTGCCAGTTACAGGGAGACTATCCCAATACGCAGCATTCCAAGTACCAGTGTCCCATGCTCCTTGAGCCATTAAGCAATTCTTAGCAGTGCGTTAGTAGAATCATTAGTCGGCATAGTCAGAGTGAAATTACCAGCAGTAATAGTCTGAGCGCCAAAAGTATGCACAGATATTGCCTTGTTGCCTTGTGTAGAGTTGTAGACCAGAGCGCAGTCAAATGATGTTGTTAGTGTGACGTTAGTCCAGCTAAAACTGGCGCTAGGAGTCCAGTAGGCAGTAGTTCCACTATTGGCAGGAACATTTGCGTTTGTAACCGCTATACCTCCAGCAGTGTAGTTTGTACCTGTAACCTCGCCTGTAGCGCCATAGGCTGTCGTTCCAGCGCCTTGACTAGAGCTTGCTAGGTATAAGGCTGTCTTTAACAAATCTGCTGCTGTAGAGACTCTGACAACGCTTGTTCCAAATGCGTGTATTCCGCTTAATATCTCAGTCTTAAAACTAGTACACATTGCTTGGCTATTAGACATTGAAGCCTCCTATTTCACTTGTTGAAACCAATGCTTTCTTCAATGTCACATTTACTGATCTATGCACCAATTCACTTTCATGCCAATACTCTAGCCATTTTGTACTCTCATTATCATTTTCGATAAATCCTTCACGCTTTTCCAAAAGCGCCTCATCCATCTCGCCTTTGGTTGTATTAATCACTATGCACCTCTACGCTAACAACCTTACCGTCTGCATCACGCACTACGCGCTTTGGTGCTGACATCATCTGCATAGCTGTACCTATTCTATCCATAGTCTGACCATGTATGTTTGCCATGTTGTCTTGCACATCAGCCATTCTTTGTATTGCATTGCTTACATTATCGCCTTGACCAAGCACAATAGCAGCTTCATTGTTAGCGGCCTCTTCTGCCTCACGCACCTTATCTACCTGTGCCTTTGCGCCTATCTCCGCAACCATGATTCGAGTAGATGACTCCAGCTCTGCCTTCCAGCGATTGAACTGATCTACTGATTGTAGCTCCTGCATCTTCATCTGCTGGCGCATCTGCTCTAAGTTAGCATCGGCTTGAATCTTCATCTGCTCTATCTGCATATCTGCCTGTACTCGTGCTTGTTGAGCCTGTACGTCCATCTGAGCCTTCATCTGTGCAGCCTGTGCATCTGATTGCACTCTCATCTGGTCAGACTGTTGCTGTGCTTGCATCTTTATTTGCTCAGGATCAGGCTGCGGCTGTTTAGGCTGCTGTGATGCTGCCTTCATCTGTTCCAGTGCGGCATCCAGAGTACCCTCGATAGGTTCTGCTTGCTTAAACGCTCCGATACCGAACTTCATCACCTCTACCAGCATTGGTATCATCTCAGGTGACTCACGGCCTACAGGTAAGGCTTGGCCTAAGAAGCCGCCGAACGCTGTTAAGAACTCTACACGGTTTCGCTTGTTCTGATCTTCATCCAACTGCACCAGACTGTCAGCCTCTACGTCAATTCTAAAGTTAGCTAGTGGCGAGTCTTTAAGAAGCTCTATAGCCTGTGGTATCAACTGCTGATCTGCATCAGACATCTGCTGTGCAGAAGCGTACTGCAATAGAGTCTGTGGCTGGAACTTGGTACACATGATCTGCGCCTTGAGCTTAATCAGGCTAGACGCAAACAATGCAACCTCTTCCTGCATTGCTCTTAATCTTAGCCCTGCATACTGGCCCTTGATCTGTTGAGCAGTTGCAGTCTCGCTTGCACTGGTCTGACCCCTGATAATGTCAGATATGCCAGTAATCTCGTAAATCTGGCTCTTTATGTCCTCTCTTGCCCGGTAGCAGTTGATGAGCGTAGCAGCTATGACATCTAGCGGCAGGATGTCGATACTACCCTTCAGCCCACCCTTTTCACTAAAAGCCATCCACTTATCGACAGGTATCAGCGTATTATTGTCTCCCTCTGTCAGTAGACGTTGTAGCGTTGGCTGGCTTGCGTCATATACTCCTCGTACCCTCAAAGCCTTGACCAGACCATCAATTCTGTCGCTCAAAATGTCCAGCTCTGTAGCTTGATCCTGATACAGCACGAAGTCAGGTACAGGCACTAGAGAATCAGAGGTTAAAGTAGCGTACAGAGGCTTGCCACAAGGGAAAAAGCCTTCGACATCGATAGGGTCATCACGCTCGTCTATGATGTAGTTGCTGTTCTTGCTAAACCAGTAGACCTTGCCGCTTTCCTTATCCCAGAGTTCACATATCTTGGCTCTAGTATGCTCTTTGCTAGACTGACCGTAGGAAGTTAGTGTCTGTGGGCCGCTATCTAAAGGTATCTTCTTTGCAGACTCCTCGCCAAAACGCTCTATAAGCGCCTCTCGCGTCATGTAAGCCCAGCGCCATACTACCGTAACCTCTTCCCATGTACGAGCTACTGAGTGACCGAAGTCCTTCCAGTGAACGTAGTCTGTAGGAGCGCATTCGTACTCGATCTCTTCATAGGTTTCTGGGGTGTCACCTTTCGTTACATCCTTTTCATCAGCGTCCTCAGTAACCTGTAGCCCATCTTCTGGCATATCACGTTCAATTAGATGCGGCTCGTAGCGTACCCATGCGACACCACGACCGCCAAGAAAGCGATCCTGCACCGCATTCTTCATAGTTGCCCGGAAGTCTGGGTAATGCTCAATCTCGTAGTCAATCGCTCTCTGAATGATCTGTGAGGCTACGCGGCCTACTTGGTCATTGTCTCCAAACCTTCTCGATACGTCAGCCATAGGCAGCTTAGAATAGACTGCTGGGACTAGAGTCTGTACGTTTGACCAGAGAATATTAAACTTTGCCGTCTCGTTAGAGTTCTGGCTGCGGTTGTCATCTCTGTAGCGTTTAACGATCTTTGCAGAACGAGCCTCCCACTTCTTGAACTCGTTGTCGTATGCGCCGATTACGTTCAGATACTTCTCAATTGGAGTTTCGGTCATTTTCTGTCCTATTTTGGCATTGGTGTGTACGATTCTGGGATTTGCCAGAATGGAGATTGACCCTTAGAGATTCTATCCTTAGCATGAGCTAGAGACTTGTCATACACTGAGTTAGGTAGCGGCGATCCAGTTGCAGATGATCTCATTACATGACCAAGCTCCTCTTTAGTTAGTGTAGGAACTATTGACGGCATCTCAACATTCTTACCGTCAATATTCTGGCTAACACTATATTCAGTAGCGTAGTCACCGTTGCTCAGTGGTATACGGCCAAAGAACCCTTCAGCTTTAGGCTGATCTGGGTTATCAAATCTAGGCCCATGCCCAAAGTCTACCGTTCCCGGCGCGTACTTGATTAGACCAGCAGCTAGTTGTTTAGGGCTTGGCATTCTTATCTACCTGACATTTCAGATTTAATCCTGTCTACCCATATTTTCTGTGCAGGAGTTATTTCACCAGCAGATTGATCTCCCACTACGCCACGAGCAATTATTGTGCTTTGCAAGTGATGTAAGTTCTCTGGGTCTGCATATACAGTACCCTTAAACGGTGCTTGACTGGCTTGCGGTACAGGAAAGTCAAACTTGTAACCCTTGTCTCTCATGTACAGCCTTGTAGCCTCATTACCAGCAACTCTCCTCTGGCTCTCAGGACTCATGCCGCTAAAGGAGTTTAATATGATTCTACCGTCATCAGCAGCCATGCCTGTTACGTTAGGATTTTGCTTAAAGTATGTATTCTCAGACTCAGATGGGTCGCGTATCTCATACCCATATACCTTGTCTCTAGCTTTCAGACCTTCTGCATATTGCTTAGGACTTGGCATTATGCTGAGAATATGCCTACAGCCATAACCTCAACACCTGCTCCTGTCGTTACTTTCCATGCACCAGTAGTAGATGCAACGTTGATCTCGATATTGTAGACATTGATACCTGTGCCGCATGATGCAGGTAGCACTGTATGGGTCAATATGCCTACGCCTGTTCCGTCTACCAGAACTACATTGCCTGTAGCAGCTGTAGTCACTGTACAGATGATTCTATGCAGATAATCACCTGCTGCACCTGTGCCGCCTAAGACTTGTGCTGTTTGACTGGCTGCAACGTGTTCGTATTGGTATCTAAATGGTGATTGTATGCTCATATTCTGCCTCTCTTAGGTTGATTTGCTTGCGCCCACACATCGTTAAGTGTTGCTGTGTTTTGCTCTCCTACCAGCAGCGGTTTAGCTGCATCAGGTTGTCTGACTCTTGGCTCTGACCGCCAAGCTATTGATAACATTCGGAAAGCGTCTGCCGGATGACTACACCAGTCATGTCTTGGTGTCTGCCGAAACGCCTTCTTGTCCTCATCATACTCTCGTTGGTACTGACGTAAAGCCTCGATACCTTCACTGCACTTGTCTGCATCAAACCAGCACTGCGGCAAGACCTTTCTTACAGCCTGTATACCGTCTTGCACTGACAGGTCTGGCACGATAGATAGGCTATTGATGCCAAAGTGTACCGCTAATTGCTCAATTACTGACTTACCAGCAGCCGCCAATGTCTTAGCTCTAGCATCATGAGGTAAATAGTGCTTACCGAAATTATACGGCCTTGACAGTATATTTGCAGCAATTTCATCAATATTAGCACCAGAAACGGCGTAATAATCAATTATATGTACTTCATCGCGAATTACTTGATAGAACCAGACCGCCGTATCATCCCTATAACCAAGATCGAATGCAGTATGAACAGGCACGTTGTTGTCATAGGCTACTCTAGTGACGCGCCCTTGCTCCGTAGCCTCACGCATCTCTGTACCGTAGTAAGCTCCTAGTATTGCCGCCTCGAAGCTACACTCATACTCTTGCATATACTGGTCAGGTGACAGTTGAGCTTTAGCCGCTTCAAGTTCACCCTCTGGCAATAACTTAGATACTGATGCTGGCAGGTTAAGGCAAAACCACTCGCTAGGTATTTTTTGAGCCGTATTGTATATATTCCAAAACTGATTTTTACCCTTTGGAGTACCGCCAAAGACGCACCATCCTTGCTTGTCTGACAGCGCAGGTCTAATGACGTTACCAAATACGCTAGGCTTAAAATCTCCATATTCGTCCAAATAAACGCCATCAAATCCCAAACCTCTCATGGCATCAGCATTATCAGCTCCGAATAACCGTATCCTAGCTCCGTTGACTAGCTGTACATATAAATCAGACTCGTTCTTCTCTACAGCAGTGGTCGATGCAAGATACTTTAAGTATTCCCAAGCGATAGTCTTAGCTTGGCTTCTATATGGACTAATGTAGGCGTATTGCGATCTGGGTGTCTTGTTAGATAGAGCAGCCCTGAGCATATCGGCGATTGCTGCTATAGTCTTACCTGCTCTCCGGTGGGCAACTAGACAAGCCCATCGCTGGGTGCGATTGTGGAATGGCTTAAACGCTTCTCTAGCCTTGTAGGGTATTTGGTGTTCTATTTTCATGCAAGCCAAGTAAAGGTATGTTCTTGCACTCCTCCATCTGCGCCAGTATGTTCTAGCTTCTGTGTCTCAGCCCACTTCATCTGTGTCTTGCTCCACCAGATCATAGCGGTTACATCTCCACCAGCAGCCTTCTGGAATAAGGTCTGGCCTATCTTAGAGTTAGCCTTTGCTTTGCCTGTTACTAGCTCGCGCTTAAAATGCTCTCGTAGAGTGTCTAGGTGTATCCCTTCCCTAACAAGCACCGCTATATGGTCTTGTGGTAATCCGTAGCCAGCCATAGCCTCTACACTCTTGCGTTCTTGCTCAGTAGGTACGAACTGTGGCCTACCTGACCCGGCTCTCTTTCCACCGTTCTTAGATCGACCATCCTTTTTTAGTGCGGGTTTATCAATTCTCATACTAGTCCTAATGTGTATTGTTGAGTCTAATAGCTGGTAGCTTGGCTGCATCTATTACATCTTCCAGATACTTTATAGCGTCTAATCTTGTCATACCTTGAATTACTGCTGGAAAGCTGCTTACGGGAGTTCCTGTTGCATCGCAGATTATCTCGTGCATCTGGTAGCCGTTATGTGTCTTGACCATGCGTATCATGCTAGGAATTTCAGCTTGTAGATGGTGCTGTCGATTAGTTGCGCTATCTCATCTATTATATTCTGTAGCTCTGAGTCTTGCGGTAGCTTCTTTCTTTCATATTCAACATACTTACTTAGACTCATCATGTACTTTAGAGGTGGTGTAGGCAGTAGATAATACTTCTCATAATCGCTAATTATTCCGTAGCAACCTTGATACGCCTCTACGAATGAATCTACTAGATCTTCTACTTCCTCATAGTACATACCTAGCGCAACGTGTTCGCTATAGCTTTTGGTCTGGAAGTGCAGTATGTGAGCGTTAGTAATGCTGTGCAGTAGTGTTAGTACGAATTGTTGTGGTGAATGACTCATTTATCTCTCCTATTTGATTTTGTAACGATCTCGACATGGAGCGCATACTCCCTCTACTAAACGTCCTGACCACTCGCCACACAAGTCGCAATCGCCCGGCACTCCTTTAACTAATGGCTTACTGGCCCGTTTAATCAGGATTGCTAGTCGTTTCTCTGCTTGCTCGTTAGCGTAATCAGCCTCGTCCATCTACCATCCTCTGTCTATAACAGAACTCCTTGCACCTGCAGACTCCCTCTTCTGTTGCCTCGTTCTCACCCCATTTTCTAAACTGGATGACTAGCCTCTTTCTTACTTCTCTGCAATTATTCTTTAATATTAGTCTTTGTCGGCAACTGCGGCAATTGAATTGGTATAAGCCAGAGTTAGGGTTCTTCTCTGCTATCTGGCACTCAG